ACGACCACCGCCGTACAGCGATGCATTTTGGTCGTATCCCAACTTAGCACTAGTGAATGTGAAGTCCAAGAAGAAAATGAGACCACTAGGTAGACTCATTGGTTGAACTGCAACAAGCTCGTTGGCAATCAAACCACCGAACACACGACGAACAATTGGGAATGCAACGGCAGCAAAGCCCTCTACATCACCAGCAGCCATCGTTGAAGCCTCACGAAGAAGCTCCTTAGCTTGGTTCTCAAGAAGGCGAGCCATACCGTGCTTGGCATTCTCGTTCTTAAGACCCTCTAGAAGACCTGTACTTTCCCACTTGGAGAGAAGTGCAGCGCCTTCCTTTTTCATATCGCGATTAACGATACCTTCTGTAAGTTTTTGAAGTACTGACATTTAAATTTCCTCCTTTATCAGTTTTTATTTTAATCCAGCAAGAATTTTCATTCTGTCTGAGAAGGCATCAACCTTCTTTTCCTCTTTACGAGGCATAAAAGCTGAAGAGCGTTTTGTCACAACTTCGTTCAGTGATTTTGGCTTACGCTTACGCGAACTTGCACCCACTGCACTTTGAAGAGTTTCATAAATAATTTTTGCTTCTTCAACGGTTTTCGCATTTGCAATAGTATCGACAATTTTATCTTTTTGTCGCTCATTCAGGGAGGCACTATCTAAAACACGGTTTTGGTATAATAATTTAGCATTGGCTAAATTACTTTCCTCAAGCTTAGTTCTAAGCTTGGTAATGATTGTGCTATATTTTTCTAGTTGTTCTGACAACAACTCTGTTTTAGCATTTAATTCCTTTTGTTCTTTTAAGAGAGACTTATTTTGTTTTTCTAGTTCTTTGGATTCTTTTCTTAATTCCGCTTCTTTGACCTCGGTGTTTTCTTCCAACTCCTCCTCAAAGAACTCTTGTGGATTTTCTTCCTCTTCGTGACCAAGCTTATAATCAAGGTGGCCACCGCCAGCATCGTCGGACTCTTCTTCTAGAGTTTCCTCGTCCTCCAATAAGCCGTGAAGAAAACTTTCATCCAATTCAATTACTTCTTCATCAAGCTCAAGATCTTCTGCGATTTCTTCAGCCACTTCCTCACGGGCACTCATATCGTTATGGTCTAACTCTTCAGCCATCATTTCTTCCAATTTGTCCAAATTGATTGTCACAACGTCATCGTCGGCAGTAACAGCAGACGGAAGTTGCTCCACAACGGCATCACCATTTTCAATCCCCAATTCAGCAACCTCTTCGGTCATTTGTGGTTCTTCTTGCTCCAGTATTCTATCAATAGTTTCTTTAATATCCGAAGCATAGTGTTCAATGATTTTTTCTTGGGCAGCTTTTTGTGCAGCTTCTTTTAGTGAATTAGCATCAATAATGGCTTGTTCAAGCATGTTAGACATAGGTCCTCTCCTTTATAAAAGACAATTGTTCAAAAATAATTAGTAATATAGATTAGAAAAAGACGTTTTATTTATTTATAGGCATATTAAGCGTCAGTAATACCAGAACCCGTTAAGACGTACATACTGCCAGTTTGGATACCAGTAAGCGAAGCATAAACTTCAAAACCTGCGTTCGCATTAACATTTTTTACATATACTTCTTTACATTTAACATCGAAAGTAAAACTGCTTGGAGTTCCACTGTCCCCGTTACTAAGTGAAACATAATGATGTGGTGCAGAACCAAACACAGTGCCATTAGAATCTGATTGGAAACCTACTTTTAATTGCGAATTAGACCCTGAAGCAAAAACGGTCACTTCTTTAGTCACGAAAGGAAAAGAAACTTTAACTTCCGTCCCTGCAGATCCCATATCAGCAGAGCCTGTAACATAAGGATGACCGCTTACTTGATAAGAACCTACATTTCGTAGTCCAACTCCAAGACCAGGATTAAGATAGTGTGACATTTTATGCTCCTTTTTATAAACTAATTAGTTAGTTTTTCTCTATTCTCTCGTTCCATTCTCAACTTTTCTAAAACTTTTTTTCGTCGTGCTTTTAATCTTCTTCTTTTTTTTGAAGGTTTTTCGTAAAACATACGCTCCCTGTAGTCTTCTAAAATTCTTTCTTTTTTTACCTTTTTAGTAAAACGTCGAATCATTTTTTCTGGAGGTTCGTCTCTATATCTGGGTGTCACTTCAATGTTAAATGGTTTGTTTGGCATTTTGTTTTCCTTTAAACAAGATCTTTCCAGTTGCGATTGGCAACTGCCATAATCCCAGCTATATCAACGCCTTGGTCGGTGGGATCGACACCAGATAAGGAACTATGTTGTGGCGAGCTATTTGGGTTTCCACCTTGCGAAAGTGGTTCAACGCCCTCGAATATTTGATTTCCAAAACCTGTGGCGTTTAACAATTTTATTTTTTGCTCTTTAAGTCTTCTTTGTTTCTCTTCTTGAAGTTCTCGCCTCTGTTGTTCTAGTAAATCTTTCTGTCGTGTGTTTGATTTTGACGACTGGGAAGAGGTTTTTGTTTCTACAAGAGGCGAAACCCCTCTAACAACCTCAGAAATAATACTAGATAAAATTCCTTCTTCTAATAAAGTTTCTTTAACACATTCTTTGACAATGGGTTTTAAAATTTTTCTTAGATCTGATTTTTTCATTTTACTCCTAGAATATCGTTTAATGCTCTATTAATTTTATAGCTTTTTGTAAAAAAGTTTTCATTTAACTGTTTTTGAAAAGCCTCGTTAATCTTCCCTTTTGACTCCATAATATAAGCTCCAGGGGCAGAAGGCTCAGAAACAGCATCAAAGCAAATTAGTTGTAAATCATCTTGAACAATTTGAACTGTATTCCCGTGGTTATCTTTGCCCTCTCGCAAAGATCCTAAAGCACGCGAAGAAAAGCCAAACTTAACACCGCTATCGTAGAGGCCCTTTAAAATTTCCCCTGCCGGGGTTTTTAAAACTTTGACAACTCCAATAACATCATTACCATCCCACCATATTCTTTGAATCATATGTGATGCGTTCTGGAGACTTATCACTTCCCCGTCCGGATGATCGCATTCCCCCAAAGATCGCTTATCTTCAACTAATTTTTGATAATTTGCGATTTCTCTTTTGAGTACTTCTTCGGTATACATTCTGTTATTGCCGTTTTTAGTCCCAGCTTCTTGTAGTTTCGCTGGGAACATAAGGCATTTTTCCTCGCTTACCATTCTTTTTTCATTTTCGGTCAGCAAGTCTTGACAACCTCTATCATCACATCGTAATTCAAAAAATTCTCTTAAAAGTACTTTAGACATCTTTATATTCCTTTTGCGGTCTCAAACCGCCCGATACTAGATCCGCTGCAACACCGACGAACTGGTTGTAGTTTCCATTTTTTAGTCAACATAGCAATCTCCCTCGTCCTTATAGGTTATTTTAAAACCAAAGTCATTTATTAAAACGCTCATTAAATAACAGGTTCCCGAACTTAGACAACCCATTATAAGAGCATTTGCTAAACTATATTCAAAGGTAAATAGTTCTGTGTATCTATTAATTCCAAACAAAAAGATCCCAGACCAGAATCCCATACACATAGGACAATGAAATAATTTACCAAAACCACCTAACCAATTCTTAGTTGGGCGTATCTTATTAAATATAGAACCGAATATTAATATTTGAGTTAATCCGTAAGCGGAAAGAATAAAATATAATAAATCCAACGTTACCTCTATTCGTATACGCCCCACTGACCGTAAGCAGCATTTAAACCAGAAAATTGAGTCAAAGGCCCTTTTCTGGTTTCGTGGGGAACCTCACCTAATTCTGTTGAATCATCAGCATCAGGCTCCAATAAAGATTTTTCAAAATCTATTTCGTATTGTTTTGCTGCTTGGTAATGAGGCTTTTCCTCTAGTAAAAATTTAACAATAGTATACATTGTAGCTTGAATAGAATTTGTTTCTTCTGGGTTCGCGCTCTCTAATATTACCGCTTCAAGGGAACCGAATATGTTACCACTGTGGATGGAAGAAGGATCTACAACTCCCTTCTTCTTCAAAAAATCAAAAAGGCGACTTTCAGTTTCGTAAATTTTATCTCCATACTGCTCTTTTGGCATCGCTAAAACTTTATTATTTTTTAAAGAAACAATAATATCAATCTCGGGATGTTCCGAAATAAATATATTGCCATCCAAAGTCTTAGTTGCTCGCAATTCTAATATGGCATCTACATTGTTTTCAACTTTTACACGTATACTCATTATGATTGTATCTCTTTAACTAAATTTTGAATTTTTACTATCTGTTGTATTAATTTCAAATCGATAGGTTGTTTATTTGTTTCATTTAATAATTGACTTATTTCTGTCATTTTATTTTTCATCGCTTCATCGTTTTTTACTTCGTCTATATTAAAAGAACTACTTACCTCTTCTTGTAGCCGTGCTATCTCTTCATTCAAATAAACTTTAAAATCTACACCATTGTCCATAAACGATAAAATATATTTATTAAGAAGTGTTTTTTGTTCTGCAATCAGCTTACCATTATACTCTTTGTTATAATTTTCCACAAACTTCTTAATAACAAGCCCCGAGATTTTAGAACTATCTTTGATTTTATTCTTTTGGTTTTCTGTTATAAGTCTATTGACTATGTTTTCCTCCAGAAGAACCCGCTTTTTACTACTTAAATCGTCATTGAATATTTGTGATAAAGTGGCCAAATCTTTATAATTTGGAACAAAGTTGTTAAATACACCTTTAGAGAGATTTTTGTTTATGGTTTTAATTAGATCACTCTGCTCTAGAAACAATTTATCTTTGTCAATTTTGTTATATTGGCGTTTTGTTTCTTGAATTAGTTTTTCTGCAGTATTGGGAGCTAAATTTTTAGTTTCAAGAATGTTTTTAAATAATGTTAATTCCTCTTTCATACAAGTATTGTTTTTGAAATGTTCTTTCATAACATTAATTACTTGATCTCTTTTATCCTTATTTTTAGAGATGGTTTGTTTTACAATCTCTCTAACTAATATTTCATAAAGAAACGCTGTATTTCTCTTTTTATTGTGTTTTAACATTATCTTGTTGCTCCATCCCCTCTAATAATTCTTTCAAATCTTGACTTATTTCCAATAATCGACGCTCTTCCTTAAGGTAATTAGTCTCTTTGTTTTCAGAAATCCCTTTTCCTAGACCTAGCAAGGTTGCTGCGCCAGTTGAAAGGTTCATTTTAAGTTGACGAGAGGGCAGTGATCCATATTCGTGACCACCTTGCGAACGGTAGTGTCTTTTTCTGGCTCCGCTCTGGCGTTTATCTGTGGTCTCTGGTTTATACCATCCGTGAGATTTGTCTGTTGTAGTTTTAACTACTTTTCCGTGGACATCTTTTTTTACGTTTGTATCATCTCTTTTTCCTGGTGCTGCTAATAAACCTCCGGTTTCTTCCTCCGCTCCTGGTTCTTCGCCACCTAAATCTAAATCTTCTTCGCCACCTAAATCTAAATCTTCTTCGCCACCCAAATCGGCTCCACCCAAGTCTTCGTCGCCAAAATCCCCTAAGCCGCCAGCGGGTGCGGCTTCACCTGACAGTTCAAGTTGTTGTTCCACCGCTTTATCATAAAATATTTCTCTTTGGTTCCGTAGGAATTCCTCTTCTGACAAGCCAAATAAGTTTCTTGCAATCCATCTTTTACTAAAGAAGCCTTCCATTGCCTGTGATGCAACACTAAATTTAGTATTCCAATTCTCAAGCTCTTGCATTTCTGCAATCTTTGAAGGATTATGAAGCTTCAACTTGAAAGATAAGAGATCGTCGCCTCGAAAACCTAAAGTATAAAGATGAATTACTGCTATTTTTTCCAACTCAGATATAACAGATCTTTGTAATCTTTGAATAGTTCTAGAAAAACGAATATCTTTTTGCGCAAGCGTAGCTTTATCTTCATCACCTTCTTGCGAAAGATAAGATGCAGGTATTTTTAAAGCTGAAAAAAGTTTATCTCTTAAATATTTAACGTCCTCAATGTCGCCCTGATAAGTTCCCCCTGGTAGTTGTGTGACTTCAGTTTTATTGCCACCACGAACTGGAATGAAATAATCTTCTTCAACGCTTAGAGGATTGTATCGGAGATCAACGCGACCTGTGCTTGAGTCAACAACTTGGTTTCTCTTCATAGAGGTCATAACCCTCTGCATATATTGTTCAACATCTTGTGGAGGTATATTGCCAACATCAACATAAAATACACGGCGCTCTGGTGCCCTGACGATACGATATGCCATCATTGCGTCTTCTAAGAGTATTAATTGACGCCATATTCTTCGTGCAGAATCTAACACTGATGTACCATATGGTGCAAACTTGTCATTTCCTAATATTCTAAAATGAGCCATTTGCCAATTTTCAAATGTTACCCCACCTGAATTCCACTGGAATTGTACATAATTAGGATTTGTTTTGTCTTCGCCCTCTAAACGCTCAATCTCTGAACTGGGCAAGCCTATAACCTGCTTTATACCAATTTCAGGATCAATATCTAAGTACATAAAGAAATCACCATATTTGCACATCGTTCGCGACCAACCAAACAGATTAAATTCAATATTTAAGACACTGAAAAAGAGAGTTTCTAGAATTGTTTTTATTTCAGAATCAAAACAATCAACTAGTAACATTTGTTTTATAGCAGTGTGAGTTGTCATTTCATCTGCATATATATCCAGAGATGAGGCGACCTCGGGAGTGTATTCCATTTGGTCGAAATCTGAATATCTTTGTAAACGAGATTGTGCTTGATTATTAAAAGATGTAAAATTGTCAAAAGGATTATAACCCATTCTCTCGAATTTTTGACCACCTACGTCTTTAAAGGTTTTTGCGTATTTATCAAGCCTTCGCCGCCTTAACTGGCGCGTGTTTTGGGTTCTATAGTTAACTAATGGCCCAGAGAATAGCTTTGTAAGGCGCTTATACAAAGTGGAATTAGAATTTTTAGGATTTTTATCATTCGTTGCCATTTAATTTTATCCTTTTAATAACCAAATGAATTCATTCATTTTCTTTTTCTCGTCAACTGCTTTTTCAAATATTTGTCGGCTCTTGTTGTGAGTTTGTTGACCAGGGATGTTTGTTGCAAGTTCTGTTTTATTAACCATTATACAGTTTAAAAATGCTTTTTTATATTCCACATCCCTTTTATTTTCAATTAATGCTGTGTCCCTCACCCAACAACCAATTGCACAAGCCATTATTAAATCGTCATTATATCCTCTTTGCGCTTCTGGTTTACCATTTTTCCAAATAAAAGTATCTAATTCATTAATTAGTCTCTTAGAATAAATAGTAAGTAAGTTGTTTCTTATATACTCTTCAAACTTAGCCACAATCAAAGGTCTAGTTTTTAAAGAAGTCGTAAAGCCAGCAATTGCAGAAGAGTGTGTTTCTGCTTGATATTGATCAATATATTCATGAGATGATTTAATTGAATAATATATATTAGGATAAACCTTGTCTTTTAATTTATCCAAAACCGCAAATCCAACACTATTATTTTCGACCACTACCATCGCGTTACCATATTCAGAACCTGCACTATATATTATTTCTGAAAATAAATCTGGTGTGACTTTACCTTGGTACTCAGCAATGATTTCCATTGTTTCCAATTTAACAATATGAAACACGGAAAAGTCGGC